AGGTGTGAATACATTGTAACTATCTTGATTAACATAAAGCAAGTGAGGAGTTTTACCAGTAGCTTTCCAATAGAAAGCACATTGCTTAACGTGATTAACATCAGGTTGTTTAGGAAGATAACCTTTGATCCAACTAAAACCAGCTTTAGTATCTGATTTTCTTTTTGATCTATGCTTGGTTTTTAATTCAATAAATTTATTCTTAGAATCTTCGTAATCAATTCTACCTATCTTTGGTAAAACTAATTCTTTAAATTTATATGAGCAATATCTTTCACTGGCAGACTCATTATCTAAGCCAATGTCATTAACGGCTTTCACTGTGATTCGGATCATATCAACTAAATAATTTTTAGTATCTTCGTGTTGTATTTTATCTTCTTCGTTGTGTGCCTGGTATTTGTCATACTCTTTTAATTCTTCTTCTATAATCTGGTCCAGAGATAATTTTTCATTTAATATTTTCTTCTCAGCATCATACATATACTTAGAAACAAATCTTTGCGAAGCTCTGCCAATAGATACACCAGCAGTCATACGATAAGAGATGTTCATCAATCTTCTATCTTCTTGTGTGAAGTGGCAATATCTAACTAACCAATCACTGTCAGATAAATTCTCTTGTGATGGAGAGCTGTGATCTAAGTTTAATTTTTTATAAAATTGTAATGCAATATCCTCATCAATATTTTTTATAGATGGAATAGTATTAGTCTTTGTTAAATCAATAACCATTTTAAACCTTTCATTGTTTAGATAACCAATACATATATTATTAATTGAAGTCAATGTAAAATAAAGATTGACTGTGAATAACTTTTATGGTTATGGTTAATCTAACGAAAGATAAATCTAACGAAGGATATAAAATGAAACTTAAAAACCAACTAAAAAAACTACTTAAAAAGTATCACAAAACATTTGATTGTTTTGGCAACAGAAGGAAAACTAAATGACACTAAACGAGTACAAAGAAAAGCATAAACTTAGCAATAAAGATCTTGCTAAGCTCATAGGATTAACAGGTAAGAATCCTATCGTATCTGTGATTAGGTATTTAAAGTCAGAGAGAATACCTCATCCTAGATTTATGAAAGTAATAACAGAAAAGACAGGCGTTCAACCTAATAGCTTTTATGAGGAGTGGTATGAAAACCATAAATTTTGATAAAGTTATTATTGAGTGGATGGATATTAATTCTTGTGATGATGCTTGGAATACTGAGGATCATTTAAAAGATTTGATGCCAGCATCATGTACAACTATTGGTTATCTCTATGAAGATACACCACACTTTGTAAAAACATTTGCAACATTTAGTTTTAATACTGATGACACAATAGACTTTGGAGACTGTATAGTTATTCCTAAAGGCTGCGTAGTATCAATTAAGAAATTGGAGAACTAATGGAACGATCAAAAATTTTAACTGTAATATCTTTAGGAGTTGGAGTTCAATCATCTACTATGGCATTGATGTCAGCTAAAGGTGTGCTGCCTAAAGTTGATTGTGCTATCTTTGCAGACACAGGGTATGAGCCAAAGAAAGTTTATGAATATTTAGAGTGGATTAAAACTCAATTACCATTTCCAGTTTATACAGTTATGAAAGGTAATATTAAAGATGATATGATTGGATCTATTGATAGTGGAACTAGATTTCCAACAGCTCCATTCTTTACAAGAAATGCAGAAACAGGAAAGAAAGGAATGTTGATGCGTCAATGTACTAACGATTATAAAATACAACCAATTAGAAAAAAGATTAGACAGCTTTGTGATATACAAAAAGGAAAACACTTTCCTAAAGATAAGATTGTAGATCAGTGGATAGGTATATCTATGGATGAGATTAGTAGAATGAAACCAGCCAGAGATAAATACATTAACAATGTACATCCATTAATTGATTTAAGAATGAGTAGATCTGATTGTCTTAAATGGATGAGTGCTAATGCTTTTCCATTACCTGAGAAATCAGCTTGTATATGTTGTCCCTTCCATGATGATAAGTATTGGTACTTCATGAAACATAACAGACCAGAAGAGTTTAAAGACGCTGTTGAGTTTGATAAAAAAATTAGAACAGGATCAAGAAAGATTAATGATCATTTATATCTACACAGAAAATGTATTCCTTTGGATGAGGTGAACTTTGATATTAAAAAAGATCAACCTGATATGTTTAATAATGAATGCGAGGGAATGTGCGGAGTTTAATAGAGTCTATGATTGATGTTGGAAGTGGATTTGTATTAGCATTATTAATACAGATATTTATTTTTCCAATGTTCAATTTATACCCTACTATTTTGGTAGGAATTAAGATCGCTTTAATATTTACATTTGTATCTATTTTAAGATCTTGGTTTTGGAGAACAATGTTTAACAAAATGAAAGGCTAATATGATTGATAAAGAATTGCATGTTGAAGATGTTATTGAAATATTTAATGAGAAAATTCTAGTTCTTAAAAAAGAAATAGATAGATTAAACGAAGAGATACAGGTTTTACAAATAGAACTTATGCAGGAAAGAGCTAAAAACAATGATTGATTTTAAGAATAGAGGATCGCATGATCTTGAAGTTATAATCTACAAGTTAAGAAACTATGCTGATTATCTTGAAGAAAGAATTAAAGATCTTGAACAAGAAATAAAAGATTTAAAGAAAGAAAAAAAATAGTGGCACGAGATATTTATTTTAGTAAAGCCAGAGTTAATTGGTACAATGAATGGCACCGCCAGATACAGAATGATCATTGGCGTATGATTGATTTAGATAGTTATGAATACTGTAATGAATGTAGAAATGGCATAGCCATTATTGAAACTACCTATGATGTAGGTAAATATAATAAGGTTGCATATTTAACAGCAGATATTGGTACTAAACTAGGCATACCTGCGTATATAGTTTATTATAACATTGAGGGTGCTGACTATCCAACATTTAAGATCGCAAAAATTAATGCCATTTTGGAGGAAATTGACCCCATTTCTGAGGGATCTTTGATTGAATTAAATGAGCAGGAATATATAGGTTATTTGAATTGGTTAAGACAACAGCATAAATGCAGGTAAATCATGGCTAAATACGCAAGTCATATACGAGTTCCTGTAAGTCTATTTAAAAACGATATATTCTTAGGCTTGGCAGGTAGGAATAAAGCCGATTGCCTAGCGATACTTGTTGTGCTTTTAAGGTACTCAAATCAGAAGACAGGTGAATGCTACCCACGTCTTGCTCTTATGCACAGCCTACTTGGACTATCTAAGGCTACAATTTATAGACGTATTAAGTTAATGGTGTCGCTTGGATTGCTTAAAAAGAAGCGTCTTTCTTCTACTAATTTATATAAACTTAACCCTGTTTTAATGGTAGGTAGCAGTCAGGGTGATCGTAGTGATACGTCAGGGGGACTGATTGGTGCAGTCAGGCTGACTGGTATTAATAAAGATAACTTTAATATATATCTTAATAGAAATAATTCTAATAATAAAATGGATAATGATAATAGAATAGATGAGATTATAAATAAGTTTAAGAATGATAAAGATGTATTGATTGGTACATTGTCTAAATTCTTACAGACTACCCCACCTGCCGAACATAACAAACTATTAAACAACCCAACTTATAAATGGTATATGAAGTTAGTGTTGGAATATAGACAGCAAGAGCTACGCCAAAAAAAATTACTGCCTGAAACTATTGCTAAGCAAAAGATAACAGAGGCTTTACAATCCAATGGTAAGAAGCGAAGCGAGAGATATGTTGCTCGTGTAAAGTACAATAAGGCAAACGGAATTAAGCCTTGGGAGAGTAAGAAAAATAAATTCTAAATGGCTGGATTTAAAAGTAAAAAGATATTCTGTATGGATATGTCAAGGCTATCTGGCAAACCATGTCAAGCAAAAGGGTTTCCAACTAACAAGTTTAATAAGCAAGGTATTCAGATTTATAAATGCAGATTTCATGGTGGTCAAAATACAAACTTCTATGGCTTTAGAGATAGAGCAAATAGAGGTGGGTTTAACAAGCCAGGATATACAGATGAGAAGAAGATTAAAAGCCTTGCAAGTTTAAAACAATTTAGAGATAAGCCTATTGAATATGTCAGACAATATTACGAAAGCCAAGCCAAGCCAAGAGTTGATAGTCTTGGAAGATACAGTTCTAAATACAGTTCTAGAGCAGCTA